ATCTTGGCATGAGTAGTAAGGATCCCAAATTGGAGGTCGAGCAATTTATTCGTGCGCTCGGCCCGATAGAAGAGGGTGACATGCTTCCTGTTTTAGATCTTGAAGCAGGCGTAAAAAAAGACGCTGATCACAACAGACAGTGGGCTTTAGAATTTCTCAAAGAATTTGAAAACGAAACAGGCTTAAGGTGTGTCATATACACAGCAAAATGGTATGTATATAGTTATCTTAAAAACGATGTTGGAGATCTAAAGGATTATCCTTTGTGGGTTGCCAACTACACTCGCGCCAAAGATAGAAGCAAACCAGACAGAAACGAGCCTAAAGATTTGTGTGGCTGGAAAAATTGGGCAGCTTGGCAATGGACAAGCAAGGGTGTGATTGAAGGTTTCGGACGAACAGGAATTCGACATGTCGATAGAAATTGGCTTTGCGGTGGACCTGCAGGCTTGAAGGAGATGCAAGTTTGCCAAAGTCACTAGAAGGAGAAAGGGAAAATAGTATGGCCGAACAAGATGCTATTAATCGGCCACGCCATTATAATATAAATTCAGCAGGAGAACAAGCTATTGAAACTTATGATTATATTGACTCATGGAAAATGGGATATGCAGAAGGAAACATTATAAAATATGTTTCAAGACACAAATATAAAGGGAAGGCCCTACAGGATTTGAAAAAAGCTCGTTGGTATCTAGATCGCCTTATTCTCGAACTGGAAGCAAAGGAAGACCAATGAAATTAGGAGACTTGATTAAACACAAAAGAGCTAGTGTCATTGGTGTCGTTATAAACATTTTTGCAACCAACGATAAACGGTTTGCCACGGTGTTTTTTTCCAATAGCCCAAAGCCTGCAACGGCACCACTAACTATTTTAGAAGATAACTGGGAGGTTATAAGTGATCGCTAAAAATGAAGCTTTAACATACGATGATGTGCTTTTGGTTCCCCAATATTCTGATATTAAAAGCAGAAAGGAAATCGACATTAGTAATGACTTAGAAGAAGTCATGCGCTTAAAAATTCCCATTATCTCTGCACCAATGGACACAGTAACTGAAGCCGAAATGGCTGTGGCTCTCGGCCGACTAGGGGGTTTAGGAATTATTCACCGCTATAGCTCTATTAAAAATCAGTGTAAGCTGGTTGCAAAAGCGTGGGAAGAACTAAGTTTAGACCCCAACCCGCGCGTTGGCGCAGCTATAGGGATAACAGCTGATTATTTAGAGCGCGCCATACAGTTGGCGCACAGCGGCGCAAAGGTATTGTGTGTCGACGTTGCGCATGGCCACCACTCTTTGGTGGAAAGAGCAATTAAAACCATCAAGGAGGCGCTCAACGGCAGCGTACACATCATGGCAGGCAACGTTGCGACTCTAGAAGCCTTTAATAGTCTCTCAGACTGGGGCGCCGACAGCGTTCGGTGTAATATCGGAGGAGGTTCGATATGTTCAACGAGAATTCAAACGGGCCATGGTGTACCGGGCCTGCATACGATATTAGAGTGCGCGAAAACTGACCGGCCAGCTAAAATTATTGCTGATGGCGGCATAAGAACATCTGGTGATATATGTAAAGCACTCGCTGCCGGTGCAGATTTTGTTATGTTGGGGTCATTGTTAGCGGGTACCGCCCAGTCGCCGGGAGAGCAAGTTACCGTAGCTTCGGGAGAAAAATTTAAAGTTTATCGGGGCATGGCTAGCAAAGAAGCACAGTTTGACTGGCGTGGAAAATTTTCCTCTAATGAGGGAATTTCTACCACTATCCCTTTTAAAGGAAATGTAGATAATGTGATAAAGGATTTGGCTAACGGTATATGTTCAGGGCTTTCATATTCAGGATGTCGAACAATTTCAGAATTTCAAGCAAAAGCACAATTTATCAAACAAACGGTTGCAGGCTTGAAAGAGTCAAATACACACATATTGTATAAATGAAGAAAAAGAAAGATCGACCCGTTGGCGCAAAAAATATTATATTTCCTTCGATGGAAGAATTGCATGCTAATTTAATTATTAAATTAAACTTTGACGATATAACAAAATTTTTCTTTTTTAACGAATATATAAAAGCTTATCTAAATGAAGATAAAGACCTGATGCCTTTTATACAAAAGATAAAAGAAAGCAGCATGCTGGCGAGAAAATTTCGTACCAAGAAGGCGCAACAAGTTCGACAAAAAGAAAAAGAGATAACACAAAAGTTTAGACTTGATTTGAGAGACATTGAAGACATATTTGATTTAATTGAAGAGGAGAAAACATGAAAGAATGTGCAAAAAATTGTATGATTGAAAATAAAAATTGCAGACGTAAAAGCTGCCGAATGTGGATTAACTATCGAGATGACATGAACTGTACTTTAATCGCTATAAAGAAAAACGGGAACATGACTCTCCATGAGGTGGGAGAAAGATTAAACATGTCTTTCGTAAGGGTGAAACAAATTCAAGACTATACTATAAGTAAAATGCAAAAAAAGAGAATTTATGCAAAAGATTAACTAATTACTTAAGATTAGAGTAATAGACCCACCCATGGGTACCCAAAGGAGATAACTAATGAGTAAAAAAACATTACTTGAAGAAGGAACCATTCGTCGGTTTATGAAATTAGCCGGTACACAACCGCTTTCTAACACGTTTGTGGAAAATTCGCTCACCGACGCTGCGGACTATAAAGATGATGACGGGCCCGTCGAAGAAGGTCTTTTTATGGAAGACGACATTGAAGGCGCTCTCAATTCAGTTTTAGAGGAAGCAGACGAAGATGAGCTTGAAGCGGACGAGGCAGCTCTTGACGCCGATGAAGACGATTTAGAGGGCGAACTTGACGCAGACGAAGAAGCGTGGGATGCCGACGAGGCTGAGCTTGACATCGGCGGCGAAGAAGAACTTGACATCGGTGGCGAAGAAGAGGGCCTTGACGATGCAGTGGAACAAATTAGAGCCCTTGTTTCCGATGCAGTTTCCGATGCTTTTGAAAGTGCTATTGAAGCAGGCGAACTCCAAGTTACGGTTGGAGAGCCAGCTGAAGAAATTGACGCTGCTGAGTTTGAGGGCGGCCCTGAAGATGAAGGTGACGAGCTTGCAGTAACAGACGTCGATGTGGATGTAGAAGAAGAACCACCTGCTGATGAGATGGTTGCTGAAATCGCGCGCCGCGTTGCGAAACGCCTTCTCCGACGATAGATTTAAATTTCAAAATACACTAAAACGAGGTGTTTATGGTAGAGTTTTTATGGTTTCTCATGGGTGCACTTCTTTGTCAACTTTTCACAAAAATTTTAAACAATGTGGATATATATTATAGAGCAACAATAGATGCACACTTGTCTCATATTAAAGAACACGGCGCGTCTATAAAAAATAAAGGGTGCCCATGAAATATAATGCAGATGATGAAGAAATAAAAGAAAAAGAAAAAGAAAAAACTCCTATATTTATTTTAGACTCTGGTGGCGGCCCACGCGAATCTAAAATAAGAACCATCACTTTGTTTGGCACGCTAGATGAAGAGAGATCCGACAATATATGTTATGGCCTCTTGGCCTTAAAAGAAGTAGAAAAAGAAATCATATATGAGGAGCCGACCGATATTGATTCGGCTGTAAAAGAAATAAATTACAAACCAATTGATTTTTTAATCTCTACGTTTGGTGGCGATGCGATGGCCATGTTTACAATATATGATTTAATGAGATACGTCAGAAATGAATGCGACATTAAAACTTTTGCGTTGGGAAAAGTAATGTCGGCTGGCGTCCTGCTATTGGCAGCGGGAACGAAGGGGCAGCGAAAAATAGCAAAAAATTGCAGAATCATGCTGCATTCGATCAGTTCGGCTCACTATGGAAGTATCCATAATTTAGAAAACGAAATAAAAGAAACAAGATGGCTACAATCTCAATACATAAAAGCTTTAGCCGCTGAAACCAAACTGACTCAAAAAGAAGTTCGCGAAATTATGGATAAAGATATGGACCATTATATGGATGCAAAACAGGCAATTAAACATGGCATCGCAGACATTATCGTATAAAGAGGACTATTTATTTTATGAAGTTGGATGAAATCTTAAAAAGTTATTATACTCTTTCTGATGATGCTTTATATGAGAACTTTTTAACAGCTGTCGATACGCTCATGCATACTGCTGAACCAAAAGAATATTTAGCAGAAGATGAAGGTCTCCCCCAGACATACTCAAAAGAAGCTAAAAGTTTTGTACTTTCTTTGCCCAAGTTTTCCCCATCAGAAGCGTGGGGGGATCCCAACAGCGAAGCTCGCGATTTAATGGAGAAGTTTTTTAGACAAATTGGCGGCGGCGCTGACGTAACCAAAAAACTTAAATATCTTCAAAGACTTTCGGCCGCCATTCCTACAAAAGGAAGAGAAATTTCGTCGCCACGTCGGATCATTTCTACTTTAATTCTTTTAGAAAGCCTTTCTGCGTGTTTTAATTCATTTAACGATTCGGCAGCAGGGTTTGTTTTTGAGGGCTTTTTGGCGGCATTGTTGGGTGGCCACCAAGTAAGCGATCCAGAGGACGGTAGCTTACCTATTGAAGATATTGTGGCATTTTCTACGTATGGAAGCAGTCCGGATGTACCCATGAGCCTTAAAGCCCTTAAGCGCACTACTAATGTTAAAGGGAGTTATACCAATTTGGTTAATGCTCTTAATTCTTATCCTGAAATGAAATATATCATTGCTTTTAAAGACAAAGTGGGCGATGACGTAGGGGCTGTTGAAGTAGCCGAATTCACATTGAGCCGCACAAATTTGTTAGAGGTACTAGCAATCAATCTGGCTGGCCGCCGCTGTTTAGTGTTACCGGGTAAATCATTCCAACAGTCATATGACTTTTTAGCTACCACTGTAGATAACTGGGAAGTGTTTTATGCATATCTTCAGCGTACAGCAGGGTATGGGAAAACTCCGACAGTTCCGCTTCCAGATGAAGAGGAAGAGGTGTCGGTAACAGATATAGAGGCCGAAGAACCCGTTGAAGATATTCAACCGATTCCAGAATATAAACTTCCCCGCGCTGCACTTTCTATTTTAACTGAAGCTGCAGCCAAAGAGGGACGTGGCATGGGCTGGCATATATCTCCAACCGAGTTGCAGCGACTGGCGGGGGGAGTAGCATATGCCCATTTAGCTACGCTAGCGTTTAATAAGGAAAAACTATACAAAATAGCTGAACGATATATGAAGGTTTTGAATCCATTCGGGTATTATTTCAAGCCACTTCTGATTTATCTACAAATATTAATGGCTATTTTGCTACTCAAAAAAGGGGCACCGCTCTCAATAAAGGCAATGCCGCCATAAACAATGCTAAAGCAATTGAAAAAGAAATGACTGCACAAACCACCGATACCGACACTGAAACAGAACTTTCTGATGAAATTTAAATTTAACACTTGACAAATCTATTGTATTATTATATTATATATAAGAGGTATTGATGCGAAGCTATGATAATGGCGACTCTCTACGCGCTAAACTAAAAAGTGGAGTACAAACGTTATGTGAGAATGTTGCTTCTACTTTAGGTCCACGCGGCAGAACGGTTCTTTTACACCAACACGGTCATGAACCTTTTGTAACTAAAGACGGCGTAACGGTGGCAAGATTTGTGGACTTTAAAGATCCATTTTCAAACATGGCAGCGCAATTGGTTAAACAAGCTGCTGAAAAAACAAACCAAGAAGCTGGTGATGGTACTACAACAACTACAATTCTCACACACGCAATATATAATGAGACGCAAAAATATTTAGCCTCCGAAGTTCCCCCTTTGGATATAAAGAGAGGAATGGACAAAGCAGTTGAATTTTTAATACAAAAAATCAAAGAAAAAGCTATTCCCATTAAATCAATCGATGACATTCAGAACATCGCCACCGTTTCAGCTAACGGAGATAAGTCAATTGGAAAATTAATTGCAAAAGCTGTTGATATGATTGGTAAAGATGGAACAATCACTATCGAAGAAGCGCGGTCCTTAGAAACATCGCTAGAATTAGTAGAAGGTTTTCGTTTTGATTCTGGCTATTTAGCAGCTGCTTTTATCACAGATGAAAAGCGCGCTACCGTTAAATATGACAACCCTCTCATTTTGGTTACAGATGAAAAAATAGAAACAGTAGAGGAAATGATGCCAGCGTTAGAAATCGCAGCGCGCGAGTCACGCCCTTTTGTTCTAGTTGGAGAAAACATTGAGGGCCAAGCCTTAGCGGCGCTAATTATGAATACAACGCGCGGGACGTTACGCTGTGCTGGCATTAAAGCCCCTCGTTATGGAGAAGAGAGGCGCAGCATACTTAAAGATTTATGCTTGTCCATTGGCGCTACGCTGATATCGCGGGAAAATGGATTAAAATTGCGTGATGTTAAATTAACTCATTTTGGAGAAGCAAAACGTTTTGAGTCTAGCAAACGCTTAACCACTCTTGTGGGCGGCAACGGCAACATTGAGGAAGTGGAAAAACAAATTGAAAAGCTTAAAGCTATTCTTGCCGATACCGATGGCTTACAAGAGTGCGAGAAAATACAAGAGCGCATTAGTCGTTTAGCTTCTGGCGTTGCGATTATTCGTGTCGGCGCAGCAACAGAAGTCGAAATGACAGAAAAGAAACACCGCGTAGAAGATGCGCTAGAAGCCGTTAACGCTGCCCGATTGGAAGGTCTTCTGCCCGGCGGGGCAATTGCGTTAATTCAAATATGTAAAAAATATAAAAAAGAATTACATCAGTTAACAAATAATACAAATGAGAAAATTGGCATTAAAATAATTGAACAAAGTGTTCATGAACCTTTGAGACAAATGTGTTTAAATGCCGGTATTTCTTCTGATTTAATTATAGAAAAAGTTAAAACTGCGCGCTTTGGCAACGGGTATGATTTTTCTACTTTTAAGATGACAAACTTAGTTAGTGCTGGAATTGCAGATCCGGCAAAAGTGACGCGCTGCGCTCTACAAAACGCCACCAGCGTTGCCTCTACTTTAATTGCCACCAACTATGCAATAGTTGAAGATGGTACTAATTAAAAATGAAAGCACGAAGCCGGGAGGGTTATCAATGGACGTCGACGTGGCACTTACCGAAATAGGGGGCAAATTCGATATTGTGATGCAAAATATTGTAACTGTAAAAGAAAAACAAGAAGAAATGGCTACCGATATTGCTGAAATTAAAAAAGCAGTTTATCATCCGGACCAAGGCTTATATGCTCGAATTCGAGAACTAGAACAATGGAAGGAAGGCGCCTCGCGCCTGATTTGGATATTAATGACTGCTGTTGTTACTTTAGGGGTGGCCACTGCATATAAAATGATTTTTAGTTAAGAGGAAAAATGAAAGTATCTATATCGTATCGTGTCGACATGAAGGATGTATTAAGCACTGTTGAGAGCTTGACAAACACAGCACTACAAGAGGCCGAAGAGACTTTACAACACGCCACCACAGCATGTCAAAACATTAATGAAGACTCAATACAAAAAACAGTTAATAATATAAAAACGTTAAGAGAGAGTCTCATTTCTCTAGATACACAGTTAAATGATTACGTAAACATTTTGGTGGGATATCAAAACATTATTAATTCACCGCCTGCTCCCCCCACCACCGCGCCGGAGGCAGAGGATGCATAATTTTAATGTAGGAGATCTTGTATGGATTCCAGACACTACGTATGGCCGCGGCGAAGATGATTATAAGTATATGATCACTGGCGGCCCTAAAATTGGTATAATTGTCTCGCGCAATCAACAAGAAAATTTTATAAAGGCAGCCGTTAGCACTAAAAAGGGAATGAAAAGGTTTATTTTTTCAAATCTTGATGTGTTTAACATAGGAGAATAAAATGGTTAAATTAGTAGAAGTGGTCAAAGAGATAGCCAGCTATCGATTAAGGGAGGTTTTTATTAACCCTAAACATATAATTTCTTTAAGAGAAGATGATAATATGAAAAAAAAGCTAAACGAAGGAAAGCTTCCAAACGCTTTGGATGAAAGACAAAACTTTACAAAAGTAATATTAGATAAAGGCACCTCCGGACAAGAACTTATTGTAATAGGTGATCCTGTACAGATTGAAAAAAAGCTACGTAGTAATAAAAAAGAGGTGTTATATGGATAGAAAATATGCATTGTGGGTTAAAAACACCTGTCCTTATTGCACAAAGGCTGTAGCTTTATTAAACGACAAGAAAATAGATTATGTTGTGTGGGATGTAACAGACGCGTCCGATACGCGCATTAAGGCTTTAAAAGAAAGCACGGCCCATGAAACATTTCCAATATGTTATGAGTTTACAAGCATCGGACCTAAAAAGATTGGAGGGTTTGAAGAATTAGAAAGTCACCTAAATGGCTAAAAAAGAATATTTTTTAACTAAACAGGAATATTTTGATTATCTTTATTTGATTGACTATTCTCGCTACAATCTGATTGATTTAATAAAAGATAGTTTAAAAGACCCGGATTCTCTTGTATATCCTGAAAAACTATCTTTACTTTGTGAAGGTATAGGAATATTATATCACTTAGAACATTTCTTAGATACAATGATTAAAAAAGCAGAACTGGATGAAACTCAAAAAGCATGGACCATTGCACAAGAAGATGGACTAAGGTTTTTAATTCATTTTGAGGCATTTCTTCTTACGAAAGAATCATTATTAAAAAACAACTTAAGTTTTTCTTTACATTAAGTTGTTAATCTGACAAATATTTTCTTTATATAGGGTGCAATACTATTTATTTTATGCGCAAACTCTTTGAATCATTTCGCAATTATTCAATACTTATCGAAGAACAACTTCTCGTTGAAGGGCGAATTGATGACGTCAGAAAGAAATATCCTGAACTAGCAAAGCCAACAGTAGAGCTTGACGGTGAGAATCTTTTAGACGTTCTTATCCAAGCCGATCCATCTGGTAATCAAAAATACCTAATGGGCACAGCAAAAATTTTACATAACTCCATGGCGCTCGCCAAGGCAGACGGATATGAACCTTTTTGGGGAAAACAATGGCCAGTAAGCACAGATGAAGAGCCTATTGACACTGATACTCTTTTCTCGCCATGGGGTATAGCCACTAATATTGCGCGCGAACTAGAAAAGTTTCATAAATTGCAGACATTGATCGCGCCCGAAAAAAGAGATATTAATTCAATACAAAATTATTCTGAGTTTAGTAGCATTGTGGACACTGCTGCTCAAAAACAACAAGACAAAGAACGAAAAAAGGCTGCTAGCGAACGCGAAAGAACTCAAGCTGGCGAGGAGTCTACAATTGTTGCGGATAATGATCACTATACTATGATTCGACCTACAACAGCACACGCCTCATGTTATTATGGAAAGGGCACCAAGTGGTGTATTTCAGCTACACAGTCTAGTAATTACTTTGATGAGTATACTAAGGATAACAAAAGCTTTTACTTTGTTTTCTTTGCCAACATCTCCAATATCAACCCTTTTAAGAAGCTAGCCTTGGTAGTGGATATGGAGGGAAACTATGAGGAGGCTTTTAATGCGGAAGATGACAGTTTGTACCCGGGCCAAGTGGTCGATGCTATTATTCAGAACTTGTTACATGAAAAAGAAGACGCGGGAGCATTGATGGCTTACCGATGGTACGACAATGACCGATATGCCGATGAGCTATCTGACAAGGATAAGGCAGATTATGTTAAAAAGGTAAAGGAATTGGGGATAGCATGGGATGATGAACTCGCCACATCGGAGCATCTTTTTAAGGAAGAGGCAGAAAGAGCAAACGAGGCGATTCGCAACACAGCAGAGTTATTGTTCAGAGACATGAAAGCTGAAGCCGAAACAAATCATCAAGAAGACCCACCGGGCGCGACTGAAGAAGAATATAATGAAGTATTAGCCAAATATGAACCCGGCTTAAATAATATTTCTGTCTCAATGCAGATGCCTTATGACACTGGAGCCGGTCATCCTTATTGGGACGCTACTATGTATGTTGATATAGAAGATGTTGTTGAAAATAACAAGCAAAGATTAAAGTGGAAAAAAAGCGTAGAACAAATAGCAGAAGAGGAAGATGAACTAAGACAAGCTGTTGATCTTGCTCTTAATACCGTTGATATTTGGCCAGACAACTTAGAACAGGAATATAAAGAACCCTTTAGATACTATGTAACTCTAGATCCCGGCGCGGGATCACCGGATGAGCTTGAGTCATATATGGATAATATACAATATATGGATGAGGCGTTTACAAAAGGATTTGCAGAAGCGCTATTAGAAGAACTTGTAGACAGAGATTTGCTTGGCCGCGACACGCGAGAAGAAGAATATTGGCCAGACCCAGAAGAGAAAAAGAAGCAATTGGAGCTACCTTTACAGGAAAATAGAAAAATTATAATTAAACTAAAAGGAGTTGAAATATGAAAAACTTATTAATTGCAACATTCTTACTGTCTATAATGGCATGTGCCACTGTGCGCGCGCCCGTTGTGGATCCTTATTCTCACATATCAGTAGCCACGGTTAAAGAAGCTTGTGGGGCCGATGAGTACTGGAATGTAGGGGTGTTGGGGGTGTCGGGCCTTGTGATGCGCTTTGATAATTGTTTAAAAATTAAATTTCTTTTGGCAATTGCCATAGCCCCCGCAGACGCTTCTGATATTATTAAACACACTTCTATAGATTTGCTTGCCATGCATTATATGGAATACTTAAAACGTGAAAATGTTCAAAAAGAATACAACAGGGTTTATAGCATTAAAAAGATTAAAGAAGAAAAAGGCGACGAATGGATTACTTATTTCTTTGAAATTTCGTTTAAAGAAGTAGAATGTGATGGCGCTACATGCATCCCGAAAAAAATAAAAGAATGAAACTGCTATTTGAAAATTGGCGAAATTTCTTATTAAGGGGTGTAAATGAATTTAGAATATATTAAGCGCCGACAAAGACAGTGGGAAAAAGAAAAACAGCGCGCTGCTGAATTGGAAGCTAAAAAAGAAGCAGCACGAGTTGCTATAATAGAAGCCAAAGCTCGCGAGCAGGAAGAGATCGCTGCACGCAAAAAACTTCTTCTAGAGCAACAGGAAGCCGAACGCCTTAACCAGAAACGTATTCAAAGGGAAGAAAAAATAGCAGAACAAAAATGGGACAACCAGCTTGACACTTTATTAGCTCAGGTAGAAGAGGATCGCCTCCATCGAGAAAATAATAAGCTTGAAGAAATAAGGATTATAATCCAAAATCGTGAACCTTCTCTTCAAGAGCTTGATTGGGCTACTTGGTTATCCAACCCCCTTAATCAAGAACTGGCTGAATTAGATTTTGAGCACGCCATGGATATGTTTAAGCGCGACAACCTGATGGCAAAACGGCGCAAGAGAGCGGGTAGAAGGCCAAAAGTTCCACAAGTAGTAGACAATTATGCCTTAGCGTTCACTGGTGATACACCGGGAAATACGGCTACTTATCCATTGGCTGTAGGAGATGAAGATTATGTAATAACTACGTTTGACCCTCAAGCTTACAATCTCAATAATGGATTTACTATTTCTTTTTGGGTTAGACCAGACGAACTTGGCACACATATGTTTGCTTTAGGCAGAAGAGGCGTCAACACCA